GCGACCTCCAGAGCATGGCCAACGAACTGATCGGGTTCTTCCTGTCCGACAGGCAGACGCGCGGCGAGTGGGCGATGGCCTATGTGAAGGGTCTGGACCTTCTGGGCATGAAGATCGAAGACCGCACCCAGCCGTGGGAAGGGGCATCCGGCGTCTTCCACCCGATGCTGACCGAAGCGGCCATCCACTTCCAAGCGCAGGCGATGGGCGAACTGTACCCAGCCTCCGGCCCCGTCCGCACCAAGATCATGGGCAAGATCACGGCAGCCAAGCTGGCGCATGCGACCCGTGTCGAGAACGAGATGAACTACCTCCTGACGGAGGAAATCCCCGATTACCGCGAAGAGACCGAACAGCTTCTGTTCCGCCTCGCGCTGGCGGGCAGTGCCTTCAAGAAGGTGTACTACGACCCGAACCTTCAGGTTCCGAAGGCAGTGTTCGTCCCGGCAGAGGACTTCGTCATTGCCTATGGCGCGTCGAACATCGCTGACTCCGAGCGGTACACGCATGTGATGCGGAAGACCAAGACGGAGATCATGAAGTTGCAGGCCGCTGGCCTGTACCGGGACGTCGAACTGCCTGAGCCTGCGTTCGAGAAGAGCGACATTCAGGACAAGTACGACAAGCTGCAAGGTGTCCAAGACACCGACCACTCCGACGACCGCTACATGATCCTTGAGATGCACGTCGATATGGTCATGCCGGAGGGGTTCAACGACGGCGACGACATCGCCCGTCCCTACGTTATCACCATCGACAAGTCGTCCCAGACTATCCTGTCGATCCGCCGCAACTGGTACGCCGATGACGAGCGGAAGCGGAAGCGCATGCACTTCGCGCACTACTGCTACCTCCCCGGCATGGGGTTCTACGGCATCGGCCTGATCCACCTGATCGGTGGCCTGACCAAGTCTGCCACCTCCATCCTGCGCCAGCTTGTGGACGCTGGCACCCTCGCCAACCTGCCCGCTGGTCTGAAGGCCCGTGGCCTCCGCATCAAGGGCGACAGCACCCCGCTGCGCCCCGGCGAGTTCCGCGACGTTGACGTCCCGTCCGGTTCGATCCGGGACTCCATCGCCTTCCTGCCGTACAAGGAACCATCGACGGTCCTGTACCAACTGCTGTCCAACATCGTGGAAGAGGGCCGTCGCATTGGCTCTGTGGCCGATGTGAAGATCAGCGACATGTCGGCGCAGGCTCCGGTCGGCACCACGCTGGCCCTGCTTGAGCGGAACATGAAGGTCATGTCTGGCGTTCAGGCCCGCCTGCATGCGTCGATGAAGAAGGAACTTCGCCTCATCGCTGGGGTCGTGAAGGACTTCATGGACGGCAAGTACGCCTATGACACCGAAGGCGAGTTCGACCGCCTTGAGGACTTCAGCGACAGGGTCGATGTGATCCCGGTATCGGACCCCAACGCCGCCACGATGGCGCAGCGGGTGATGCAGTACCAAGCCGCCCTCCAGATGGCGCAGCAGGCACCCCAGCTTTACGACTTGGGCCGTCTGCACCGGAACATGCTGGAGGTTCTGGGCATTCAGGATGCCGCCGACATCATCAAGCTGCCGGGGGACATCAAGCCGAAAGACCCGATCAGCGAGAACATGGCCATGCTGAAGCAGGAGCCTGTGAAGGCCTTCCTGTATCAGGACCACGAGGCCCACATCGCTGCCCACATGGCCGCTGCCCAAGACCCGAAAATCCAGCAGATGGTCGGCCAGTCGCCCTTCGCGTCCGCGATCCAAGCTGCGATGGCAGCCCACATCACCGAGCATGTGGCCATGCAGTACCGCAAGGAAATCGAGAAGCGCCTTGGCGTCGAACTGCCGCCTGAGGATCAGCCCCTGCCGGAGGATGTGGAGGTCGAACTGTCGCGCCTCACCGCGATGGCAGCAGACCGCCTCCTCAAGCAGAACCAGCAGGAGGCTGCCCAGCAGCAGGCCCAGCAGCAGGCTCAAGACCCGCTGACGCAAATCCAGCAGAAGGAACTCCAGATCAAGGAGATGGAGGTTCAGGGCAAGCTGGCGCTGGAGCGCGAGAAGTTGCAACTGGACGCGATGAAGGCGCAGGAGAACGTCTCCGTTCAGCGCGAACGCATCCGGTCGGAGGACCGCCGCGAGGGTGCGCGTCTGGGCGTCCGGGTGGCGTCACAGATCGAAGACGCCAAGGTCAGCCAGAAGACCGAAGGTGTCCGCATCGGCATCGACGTCGCCAAGCAGTTGGCTGCCGCGCAGGTTCAGAAGCCGGGGGTGAAGGCCGATGGAAACTGAAATCTGTGGCCTGATCCTGACCAAGGTCGAAGACCAGAAAAGGTCTATTGAACTTTTTCTGGCCGGAGGTGGGGCCAAGTCCTACGATGAGTACTCCCGCATGGTCGGGGAGTACTCTGCCCTCCTGAAGATGGAAGGTGACATCAAGGACGTCGAGCAGAGGTTTCTTGAATCCTAGTCTGTGGTGGTCTAGGTTGCGTTCGTCGGGCGTGAGCAACAGGTAACGGTGGGCCTAAAACCACTGCTGGAGAAGAAATGTACACCGACAACAAGATTGGCGACGACGACCTTCTGTCGAAGCTGCCGGAACCCAAGGGATACCGCATCCTGATTGCGATCCCAGAGATCAACCAGAAGACCCAAGGTGGCGTGTTCATCCCCGATGAACGCCGCAACGCTGAAGAGACGGCATCCCTGATCGGGTACGTCCTGAAGGTGGGCAGCGAAGCATACGCTGACCCGAACCGCTTCCCCTCCGGCCCGTGGTGCAAGGACGGCGACTTCGTGATCTTCCGATCCTACTCCGGCACCCGCTTCAAGGTGCATGGCAAGGAGTTCCGTCTGATCAACGACGACACCGTTGAGGCGGTGGTCGAAGACCCACGGGGGTACAGCCGCGCATGACCGACCTGAACCCACTGCCCATTGCAGGGTACACCCCGCAGAGCGAACAGGCCGTCGCTCTGGTGAACCAGAACAAGCGGCTGGAGGAGATGATCCTCCGCCAACTCGACATCATTGCGGAGATGCCCGGAGTTGACCCGCGCTGGTTCGCGGTCGGTCGCCGCCACATCGAAACCGGGTTCATGGAGGTCAACCGTTCGATCTTCAAACCCCAGAGACTTCAGGGTGACCTGTGATGAACTTCGGGTACGCACTCGACGCCCTGAGGACCGGACACCGTGTCTGCCGCAAGGGCTGGAACGGCAAGGGCATGTGGCTCCGGCTGATCGAAAACTACTCGGTCGGCCATGACCCACACATTGCCGACATGAAGCTGCTGCCGTGGATCGGCATGAAGACCGCTGACAGCGGCTTCGTTCCGTGGCTGGCAAGCCAGACCGACATCCTCGCCACAGACTGGGAGGTTCTTGAATGAACACCAACGCCGCAGAGCAGATTGACGACGAAGACGACTTCGAACTTGAGGTCGTTGACGACACGCCCGAACAGGACCGCGACAAGGCCCGTCGCCCTGATGGCGCAGAACCGGAACTGCCGGAGGACGATGAGATCGCCTCCTACTCGGAGTCGGTCCAGAAGCGCATCAAGAAGCTGAAGTACGAGTTCCATGAGGAACGCCGTGCCAAGGAGGAGGCTGCCCGCCTGCGCGATGAGGCCATCTCCTTCGCGCAGAAGGAACGCGATGAGAAGCTGCGCCTCCAGCGGATGCTGGAAGAGGGCGAGGGTGTGCTGGTCAATCAGGCCAAGCAGCGCCTTGCCGTGCAGCTTGCCCAAGCCAAGTTGGACTTCAAGAACGCCTACGAGACTGGCGATGCCGACGCGATGGCAGAGGCCCAGTCGAAGATGGCCGACCTGAAAAACGAGGAGTTCCGGCTGAACTCCTACAAGCCCCCGGCCCGCACTCAGGCCCCTGTGCAGCAGGCCCCGGTCCAGCAACCGAAACCCACCGTCCCTGCCCCCAGTGGGAAGGCTCAGGAGTGGGCGCAGAAGAACCCGTGGTTCATGCGGAACGGTGACGAAGACATCACCGCGCTGGCGATGGGGACGCACGAAAAGCTGGTTCGCTCTGGAGTTGCTCCAGACACCGATCAGTATTATAGTCAGATTGATGCTGCGGTTCGCCGCGCATTCCCAGACAGGTTTGCCGATGCCTCCGAAGAGGTGAAACCACAGCGTCGGCAGGCTGGCAACGTGGTGGCCCCGGCTGGCAGAGCGTCAGCCCAAACACCCCGCAAGGTGGTTCTCACCTCCACTCAGGTCGCTCTCGCCAAGCGTCTTGGGTTGACCCCCCAGCAGTATGCGGCGCAAATGTTGAAGGATTCATCCAATGGCTGATCGCACCCCACGCACCCTGACGACCCGTGAAGGTGGTGAACGCCGCAAGGGATGGACCCGCCAGTCACTCGTCCCTACCCCCGATCCCCGCGACGGACTGAAGTTCCGTTGGGTTCGCACCTCCACCTTGGGTAATGAGGACAACAAGAACGTCTCCAGCCGTTTCCGCGAGGGTTACACCCCGTGCTTGGCGAAAGACTTTCCTGAGTTGAAGGTCATGTCCGACCACAACAGCAGGTTCCCTGAGAACATCGAAGTCGGTGGTCTGCTTCTGTGCAGCATCCCCGCTGAGTGGGCAGAGGAACGCATCATGGGTCAGGCCGAACAGGCCCAGAACCAGATGGACGCTGTGGACCGGAGTTACCTCCGCGAATCCGACCCTCGGATGCCAGTGCTTCGCCCTGAGCGTTCGACCCGAACTTCCTTCGGCAAGGGCTGAGGCCCGCGCCAGTCGAAACAGAATGTAGGAGACTCGACACATGTCGATGGTCAACGCACCCTACGGCCTGCGTCCCGTCAAACGGGCAGATGGCCTTCCGTATGCTGGGGCGACGTCCCAGTACCTGATCAACCCCGCTGGCACCGCGACCAACATCTTCAACGGTTCGGTCGTGAACCTCGACGCCAACGGCTACATCGTGCTGTCCACCGCGACGGGCGCTGATGGCACCACCAACGCGCTGCCCGCTGGCACCACGTTGACTGGTTCGCTGGGCGTGTTCGTCGGCTGTGAGTACGTCAACGCCCAAGGGCAGTTGATCTTCTCGCAGTACTACCCGGCCAGCTACGCTGCGCCGACTGGCACTTCGATCAAGGCCTATGTGGTCGATGATCCGAACGTGCTGTTCCAAGCGCAGTTGGATGGCTCGGTGGCGCAGACCGCCCTCGGCACCAACACCTTCTTCGCGGCTGTCCAGTCCACCTCGACCGGGAACACCGCGACGGGCAACTCGACCTCCGCGCTGGAGTCCACCGTGGTCACGACCACTGCGGCCTTCCGCATCGTCGGTATCGTCTCGGCTTCGGGAGACACCTACGGCGAGGTGCTGGTCAAGTTCAATCCGGGCTACCACAGCCTGACCAACGCCGTTGGCTTGTAAGGAGGGCTGAACTATGGCAATTTCACGCGCACAGGCACTCAAAGAACTTCTTCCCGGCCTGAACGCCCTGTTCGGTCTGGAGTACAAGAAGTACGAAAACGAGCATGCCGAAATCTACGAGACCGAAACCTCCGAGCGTTCGTTCGAAGAAGAGGTCAAGCTGTCGGGCTTCGGCGCTGCTCCGGTCAAGGCTGAAGGCTCCGCCATCGCCTACGACAACGCGCAGGAATCGTTCACCGCACGGTACAACCACGAAACCGTGGCGATGGGCTTCTCCATCACCGAAGAGGCGATGGAAGACAACCTGTACGACTCGCTGTCGGCCCGCTACACCAAGGCGCTGGCACGGGCGATGGCCTACACCAAGCAGGTCAAGGCGGCTTCGCTGCTGAACAGCGGCTTCACCACCTTCAACTCCGGCGACGGTGTGACCTTGTTCAACACCGCCCACCCGACCGTGGCTGGTGTGACCAACTCGAACCGCCCCGGCACTGACGTTGACCTGAACGAGACCGCCCTCGAACAGGCCGTGATCGACATCGCTGCGTTCAAGGATGAACGTGGCCTGCTGATCGCCGCCCGTCCGCGCAAGCTGATCGTTCCGCCGTCGCTGATGTTCGTCGCCACCCGTCTGCTCCAGACGGAACTGCGCGTCGGCACCGCCGACAACGACATCAACGCCCTGAAGACCAACGGGTCGATCCCGGAAGGCTACCGTGTCAACCACTACCTGACGGACACCGATGGCTGGTTCATCACCACCGACGTTCCGAACGGCATGAAGCACTTCGTCCGCACCGCGATCTCGCAGTCGATGGACGGTGACTTTGACACGGGCAACGTCCGCTACAAGTCCCGCGAACGCTACTCGTTCGGCGTCTCGGACCCGCTGGGCATCTACGGATGCCCTGGGGCATGAGCCGAAAGGTTCAATGGAACTTCTGGATTGGGCGGGGGAAACCTCGCCCTTTCTTTTTGTCCGGTGAGGTCGTACAATCCACCCTGTTCCTGACGGGATCATCCCGACTTGCCAATGACAGGAGACCTACATGGCACTGAACACTTTCCAAGGCCTTATGCGGTCCACGGGCGGCGCGGCCAAAGAGTCGGGTGTGACCCCCGGCCCGCTGACGATGGCCGTCGTCATCTCGTTTGACCCGACCGCCTCCACCGCTGCCGCTGTCCGCATCGGCACCTCGGCCACCACTGGCGCGTTCTTCACGCTGCCCGCTGGCGCTGTCCCGCTGTACCTGTTGAGCCTCGGCGGCGCGACTGGCGGCACCAACCCGACCGTTGACATCGGCTCCTCCGGCACCCCGGACGGCTTCTTCAACGAAGCTGACGCAGACACCAAGGGGACCATCAACGGTGCCAACGGGTCGCTGGTCCTTGGCACTGGCATCACCGCAGACACGCGCGTCTTCGGCAAGGTCGGCGCTTCCGCCGCGACGGGCGGCACCTTCACGGGTGTCTTCGTGTACACCATGTACAACAGCGGTGTTTGGGACGTCTAATCGGCAGGGGGCTTCGGCCCCCTCCTTTCCATAGGAGGCCGAAATGGCAATGCAAACTGACGTAAAAGCCGCCCATGCCGAGGCGACTGGTTCTATGGTATCTGGTCGCACCCGCCTGAAGGCCTACCATGCGATCTCTGGCGGCACCGCTGGGGACGTCATCTTCACCGATGGGAGCGGTGGGGCTACCCTGCTCAGGTTCAACATTGGGACTGGTACGCAGCCAGTGAC